TCAACTTTAGGTTTTGCAACAGGTGCATCATCTAAATCATCAGCAACATTACCAACTTTTACAGTACCAGAAAGGACTGCATCTAGTCTGGTTTTTAACTCATCATAAGATTTGAAGTTTGAAGCCGCAGTAAACTCTTTAAGAGAGTGTTGTGCTTGCCAAACTTTATCTGCTTCAGAATCATCCTCAAAAAGTTTTGATGTGTCTTCAAACTCTGATTTATCATAGTTCCAATAACCATCTACCTTTCTGATTTTAAGTTTAAAGTTAGCACCTTCCCAAAAATCAAATGGGTTGATTGCCTTTTCATCTTCAAACTCTGGTGACATTGCTGCAGTTACCTTATCAAAGATTTTCTTTCCGTAACGGAACAAGAATACTTTACCTTCGTTCTCTGGGTGTTTCGTATCACTTACTACATAAATGTTTGAGAAGTATTGTAATTTTCTTTTCTGTTTACGAGCAATCTCTTTGTCAGATTCTAAACCTGTATTCCACAATGCTGTATTGTGTTCTGATACAGGGTCTTTCTGATTGAGTGTTGTAAGAGAGTTTTCAATATACCATTGACCAGTAGGGCCTTGAAAAGCATGATTCCATACTTTTGCCCATGGTAGGTCTTCGCCACTAACGGCAGGTAGAAAACGAATGACTGCGTATCCATTACCAGACTTATCTAGCTCTGGTTTCCACAACCTTTCATCTACATATGATTTTTTCTCTTGGGGAGCAGATTCACCTTTTGCTGCATCTAACAACTTATTAAGTGACCCACTGCTTTTTAGACTATCTAATGACATAATTTTTTCTCCGTATGTTATTATATTATCGTATGTTTATATGTGTATCTTTCGATACATAACTATTTATAATAGTTAATCTTGCTACTATACTATATTTGACATCTTTTGTCAAGGTCTTTATAGGTAATACTTTGCACATTATTACAAACTAAAGGACTGGCATCTTTTTTTACTACCCAATAGAATTGTGTTTCATCAAATTCTTTAAACACTTGTATTAATTGACTTACCCACTCATCAGTATTAAATCCTTTTGAATCAGATGATAAGTAATTATCTGTTCCTTTGTAAATATTGTTAATAGGTTCATCATAATCACTTAGGTCAAATCCTAACATGTATACTTCATCGGCACCTTCTTGACATGTTAAATGTAATGCCGTTGCTCCTGCACACCAATTTCTAGGAAATTCTATATTGTTTACTTTATCTTTATCTTCTACCCATGTAATGTAAAGACCTACATTTTTAAAACATTTTCTTTTTACATCTTCTTTATCTAAATGTGGAAATTGGGTAATCATTTGTTGATAATTTTTTTCTGCAGTTTCATATTCTTTTCCTTGAACTACACAATTTTTCCTATCATACCAACCGTAACCACCACCATCATTTCTTTTTGGTGTTTCAAATATGTTTAATGGTGAAAAACCTTCTTTTACAAACTCTGGGTCAAAACCCTCTAGTATTGACCAATCTGCAAAATGACATTTGTTTTTAATTGGATAACCAGACTTGTATATTTCTTGTTGTATCTCATAATCAATAGCAACTAAATTGTCAACTTTACAATCTCTGTAAATTGCATTACATCCCCATGTAGTAAATCCCCTGTAAGATTTATTTACATTCCAATCTTTTCTTGATTCACCATTTCCATAAACTAATGCTTTCATAATAAGGCCTCCAAATGATATTCATAAACTTTTAACATCCAATCTGTATAAAAATGATAATGTATAATTCCAGCAAGTAGTATTAATGAACCTACTATGTTAACAACTATCAATGACCAGTCTTTCCATATCCAGCCCACTATTAACCAACCCGTAATACCTGTAAATTGAAAATACATATTATATGGATACATATCCATAGCCGTAGTGGCAGCACCTATAATTAAGACTATACTTGCAAACCATTTTATGTACCAATCTATTCCGTCAGGTCTTTTCATAACATTTCAAAATATAATTCATCATTTAATATTTCGTATCCCTCATACTGACCATTTGTCATAACATGAGTGTAAACTTTTTTACCATGTGTTTTAATCATGTCCACCCACCACTCTAATGGTTTTTGTGTGCAATGTGCATTTTCTCCATTCGGTAATATGTCTTCAGCAGGACTTGTATCTATTCCTAAAAAAACAAACTTATTTGCTCTTTCAAATATTTCTTTAATTACTTGTGGTACTTCTTCTTCTGGTATATGTTCTAATACATCAAAAGATATTATACCATCAAAATTACCCTCTGGTAATTTATTAAATTCTTCTACTGCAGGGTCATATAACTCTGGCATGATACCCCAATGTTTATGATGATTATATTTTAGATAACCCTCTGCCTTACCGCAACCATAATCAAGTATAGTTTCTGATTTAGTATCACGAACTAAATCAACCACATAATTTAAATAAAATTTTAGTCCACCACCACTTCCATATTCTGTGTGTTCTTGATGATACTGTTTATATAAATCTATATATTTTTTACTCATAACATTAATTGTTTTAAAACAAATTTAAATTTTGTTGTATCAAATTTTAAAAAACTTTTGTAATTATCCATAAGTTTATATACATCTTTCCATGCATAGTCTTCTTCAAGTTTAACATTCCATACATGACTAAATCCTAGTATTGAATCTAATATTACCATGCTCTCTAATGATATTCTTTTACCAAGATATTCTTTTAGTAATTTAGGATGCGTATTTTTAGATACCGCAATAAGTTTTGAATCTAATATAGGTTCAATCTCTGATTTAAATGTATAACTTAAACTTTGTATTTTCTTTTGCCATTGTATATAATTATCTTCATCAAACTTACCCACCCAACCTTTTGGATGTACTAAAAAATTAGCCAGTAAGTAGTCTTGTATATCTTGTTTACTTTTATACTTACGAGTTAATTTAACAAAAAAAATTCTATCATTTCTTTTGTAGAATGAATCTCTTGATACTTTAGATTTACCATTGTACTTTACAAAGTCATAATCACTTTTATCAAAATGTGCTTTCATAGCACAATACATTAAATACGCATCTATTGGTTGCATTACATAGGTAATTTTGCTGCCTTAGGAAGATAATTTAAATCTCTGGCATTTGCCTCTATTTTTTCTTTTAAACTTTTTGTTAATAATTTTGCGACTGATACAGGTTCAATACCTACCTTCTCACAATAGATAGATATTGCATCAAGATGTGTACATCTTTTATTAAATGCAATTTTTTCTATTTCTAGTGAAAATGTTTTAGGTGTGTGTACTGTGTTTTTATCATCTGCCATTAGACACAACCTGTTGGTTTTGGTAATCCCCCATATTTTGCAATCTTTTTCATTGGGCCTGATTTAAAGACATCATATAATTTACTTGCCTTTCTATCCATTCCAAATTCTTTTGCAAAATTACGAACAGCAGGAACTGTACCTGTTTCATTGTACATTTCTCTTGCTCTGTCTATGTAAGTTTTGATTTCTTCGGTGATTTCCATGCCATCAGATTCTGCCATTTGATACATGACTTCTTCTGACCAGTCACTAGTGTTGATGAGAAACCCATCGCCATCTCTATTTAATTCCATAATATACTCCAATTATTTAAAACCATTATACTAGGTATAACATTGTTTGTCAAGTATTATCTACATGTATTGCATCATCATCACTAAGAGAAAGATAATTAATAGGACATCTAGTAATGATATTACTAATCGCATATTTAGAATGCTGCACTACTTCCACAACCACAGGTTGATTTTGCATTTGGATTGTTTATTGTAAACATAGAACCTTGTAATGGGTCATTTACATAGTCTATTGTTGCATCTTTAAAATAAACACCAGACAATGGGTCTATCAATAGTTTGGCACCATTTGTTTCGAATACCCAATCATCTTCTTTCTGTTCATCTAATGTGAAACCATATTGAAAACCAGAGCAACCGCCACCCTGTATGAAACAACGAACATTTAATTTATCATCTCCTTCACCTGCCAAAATTACCTTTGCTTGATTTGCCGCACTTTCTGTCCAAGTTACATTCATGATTGATACCACTCCTCTAATGTTTCTTCTAATAATGGTAAGTATTCTTGTTTATCTTTTATAAACTCTTGTACTGTACCATTCTCTGTTACAACTAAAATTACTATTTGATTGATAGGTTGACCTGTCAATTCCTCAAACATTTCAGCATATGCTGCAGTTTGAATATAATAATTTTCATTATAAGAATCCTTTCTCTCATTTGTAGATGTTTTAAAATCTACGATTGATAACTCATTCCTATAATTTGCTATCAAATCTGTTCTTCCTGCTACTTTATATTTATCAGAATACAAAGTCACCTCTTGTGCAATTACCTCATTTATATTGTCAAAAGTCTTATCTTTCAACTCATTAAACAAACAATATGGTAAAAAATCTTTTTTGTGATGTTCCATATCTAATCCATTTAGATAATCTTCACACATTTTATGAACTTTTGTTCCTCTAGTTGCAGCCTTATTGCATATGTGATTTGCAACCTTTTCACCAACTCTCTTTCTCCACTTCATCAAACCTTCTTTGTTTCTAGGTGATAGAACTGTAGTGATAGAGGGATATTCATTACCCTCTGGTGTCACATAAAATCTTTTTTTGTCAACTGTTTTAGTACTTAAAACAGGAAAATCTAATAATGTCATAATTTATACTTGATGCCACTCTTTACTTTGAAATAATAATGCCTCTGCATTGCGTCTTCTAATTAAACCATCTAATGTTTTACCACCTGCTTTATTCCACCTTTTCATTTCACTAGGAACTGATGCATAATCAGCATCATTTAATTTTTTTAACATTGTTGATTCTCTTAGATTACCAGGGCCTAAATTAAATGTCCATGCAACTAATGCGTCAAACTGACTTTGGTCTAATTCAACGATTACATTGTCTTCTACATATTCTTCAAATTTTAAAACATCCTTTTCTAATAATTCATCAGCTTCTTCTTGTGTTATAGTATCAGTTTCTTTTACTCCACCAGTATGTCCATAACCTATAGTCAATACATTTGCAGAACATTTGTATGCTTCTAATCTACAACCCTCAAATTTTTTGATGAGAGATAGACCCTCTAAACTAATTTTCACAAATCTACACCTATACCAAGTTTAGGTTTTTCAATTAAATAATTTCTTACAAAACCTGACCTTACAATATCTGGTATCTCAAATTCTACACAATTAAACTCATTCATGTTTTCTAGTATTCTTAAAAAGTCATGTAGTCCATTTCTTTCATTTGTTTTAGTTAAATCTGTTTGACTAAAATCACCACAAAAAACTATTTTTGAATCTTGTCCAACTCTTGTGATGATAGTATCTAATTCATGAAAGTTTAAGTTTTGACATTCATCAACTATAATGATTGAGTTATCAAAAGTTAAACCTCTCAAAAATGAAGTAGAAACAAAATGTAGACTTCCTTGTCTTTTAAGTGCATCATACAATCCTCTGAATGCATCTTCATTAGGTTGTTTGAACATGAACTGTACCATGTTTGCATATGGCACTTGATACAATGCTGCCTTGTCTTCTTCATCACCTGGCAAGAATCCTATTTCTCTTGTCGGTATGAGTGAACGAACTATTACAACTCTATCAAATGATGTTCCATGTTTAAGAACATCTTGTAGTGCCAAGTATAATGACACAAATGTTTTTCCTGTTCCAGCACATCCAAAGAAGAAACCATTCTTCCCTTTTTTGTGACCTTCAAATACTAATTTTTGATTATCTGTGATTGGTTCAATTTTTACTAAATCACCAGAATGTATCTCTTTCTTTTTAGACATTAAATCTTACTCCATATTTCATCAAACATACACATTCTTGTGCTTGTTTTATCAGCAGGTATTTTTTCTCTACCTTTTTCTACAACTTTATGAACCTCATAAATGAATTGTGAATCTAGTAATTCAGTTACCTTACCCGTGACCACTCTATCAAATGTAGGTTCAGAGTGTTCAATCATATCATTCACTTCTGGTTTAGCCATATCTATATACCTATAAAAGTAGGGATTAACTAATCCATAAGTTAATCCCCTGTGTATAATCTATTAAATTGGTTATATCACAACACTATTTATACTATGGTGTCTTTTAAATTATACTTGTTAACCACTTTTTCTTTCTGTATATCCTTTGAAGACCTTCTAGAAAATCTGTCTGAAAGAGGTGTATTTGGATTCTTGTCTGCAATTTTCTGTAAAGTTTCTTTCATACCGCCATCCATTTTTTTAACAATATGGTCACCTACAAAATTAGGTGCTGTTAGTACAGGTGATAGATTTGGATTATCTTTTAGATAAGGTTCTTTCTCAGCAATCTTCATTACTTTATCGAACACTTCACCTGTGTCTTTGTTTTTAAATGTGTATGTTGGCATTTACTTTGGATACTCCACTTCTGATATATCTGGTTCTAAATCATCTATGGCAGCATTTACTGCTTCTATTTCATTACTGTTTGTATCACATGAATATTCTAGTGATACAATTTTCTTTTCTAAATCAAAAATTGTTTTTTCTAAATTTTTAACTGTCATTTTCAAATACTCAACATCTTCTGTTAAGTCTTTACTATTAAATATTTCCATACCATTCTGGCCTCGTTCTATTTTTCCAATTAGCAAATCCATTTTTTTCATTTATATAATAATTTTTATATGCCTGAATAGGATTGCCTACCACCTTACAATAATCAGGCATTGCTTGAGGTAACTCTGTTAATCCAATGTCTTTAATATTGTTTGGTGTCCTAAGTAGACTAATAGATGGTTTCGATGCACCATGTATTTTTCCATATCTATATGTATACTCTGCTAGACAAGCCATGTAAATCTGGTACATCAAACGATAATTTGATTTACTTTCACGCACCCACACATTACAAGGATGATTCACATGACTTGCTTTATAAAGTATACTTTCCCTTTCATCAGGTAGTTTCCACCTTTTGATTCTGTGATTATTTTTTGTTCTATCTTCATACAATTCACCATCTAGGAATCTGTGTGCCGTAGATAGTAATTGTGCATATTCTGTTGCCATCTTTACAACATGTTTATCAACATGCCACTTGATGTTTTGTATTGGGTCTTCATGTAGATAAAAGATATTCATTCATCAACTCCTTTACTTTTACTAGATTCTTATATTCTAACACACTTTCACTCATACTGTCAATACTTTCTTTAATTAGTCCAAAATCAGTCCTTAATACCTCTTTTAATGGGTATGTATCAACATGTATTAGAAAGACTGCTGTGGTGTCTTTTACGACTGTGGCAGTCCTCTCATGTTCCACTCTAAATGTTAAATCATCCAGAGAATCAAAGTCTGGTTTCTCATATAATGGATGATTACTGTATCCATTTAATGATGATATACCCCAAGTATACCTATGATAAGATTGTCCACTTGTCATGGCTCTCATGATACCATTTGATGCACGAAGTAATGCTTCATTATCTGCAATTGGTTCATGTAATTCTTCTAAACTTTTACCAACCTTTTCACCAGCATTCCATGATGATGGAAATGCCACAAAACATGCTTCTAGTTTACCATTGTGCATGATAACTACATCATCTTCAATTACCATACCTAATTGTTTTACATCATCACATTCAGTAAATAATTGATAATCATCATGTTGATTAAATAATCCTAAACTTGCAGCTGTTTTTTCAACTAGATTTTCTTTTTGTGCAACTTCTGTTTCAAACCAAATGTTATCACCTAGATTATTTAATTCAATTAGTTTTTGATTTTGTATTTCTAGGTCGGTTTCATTTGCATTGAACTTTGGGTTTTCACAAATATTGAAAACTGGTTTCATGTCAAAGGGATTTCTAATTACATGTTCAAACATTTTTTTTAGATTTTTCTTCTTCCTCAAATCTTTTTCTCTCTAGGCTACTCATCATTATTAGAACTACAATCATGGATACAATTGCAATAAAGTAAATCATTAAATCTGGTATGTAAAAACTCATGATATATCTTTGACCTCTTGCACTACACATTTAGGAATGATAGTAGAATTACCACAATCATCAATCGTGCCATCTTCTTTGAAATTAAAATCACTAACTAATCTAATGACTTCATCATCCTCATCACTAACTAAAAAACCTGTACTCAAACATCTAGGTAAAGATTCTTCTTTTACATCTTCTATACTTCGCCATGCACTATCAGATGTTATGTCAATCCAATATACATGTACAAATTTATATGGTATCTTTTTAATCTTACTCATAATGTAATACCTATTATGGTGTTCATATCGACTCTATGATGAGGTCGAGAGAGAGTGAGTCGACATGAACTGGAATTTTTTTACTATCCTCATCATTTAAACCATTCTAACAGGTTTAACAGGAATTGTCAAGTACTTTATACTCCAGAAGCACTTCCTGGCGCTTGTGGATATTTTGGTGCTTCTTCAATCATGAAATTTTCATCCCATTTGAAAGCCTCTCTTACTACATCTTTCGATAAACCTTTATATACTTGATGTAATTTTTTATCTTTTGCATCACACAATAATTGTGCTTCACTTTCATGAAGGCCTTCACACATTTGAATAAACATGTTTTCTTTTTGATGTTGTGATGTTTCATTATCTGCACCTTTAATAAAGTGGTATAATTTTCTTGCTTCACTTTGAAGAACAGTATGTTCTGTTCCCATAGGGGCATCATTTTTTGTGTATGGTACTTCACCTTGTGGTATGACCCATTCTATTTTTGGGTCAAAAGATGCTTTCAATACCATTCTTAATGAACTGTTATCATTCACTATGAGTATTGCTACCTTTTCTGATTTTGTTTTTGCTTTGTGTACTTTATCAAGTACTTCTGAAAACAATAATGTATAATTACCATTTGCCATTTTAAAATTCTCCAATTTGTTCAGTTAAACTTTTCAGTCTTTTATCCATAAAGTAATTTAATAATTTACTTCTGTCGCCACAAGTGGCACCTTTGAAATCATCTAGAATACATTGTTCTAATTCCTCTGGTATATTATCCAAATTAATTAAAGCATCATTCCTTTGAAAATTTCTTTTCAACTCATCATTTAAATCATCAATGTCTTGAGCTAATATACTATTCATCTTTTTAATAGTTAAAGGTCTTTGCCTCAAACCATCTGTAAAAGTATGGTCTGGCGATAATACATTTGGTACACCATCTGATTTATCACCTTTTAGTATATGTTCTTTTATATAGACAACTGGATTAACCCCATTTACATGTTTTTTAGTAATTGGACTATATTGTCTTACATTCTCATATTTATGCAACTGTATGAAGTCTTTATCACCAGATACAATCATGATTTTTTCACTTTGATAATGCTTACATACTATTGCAATTACATCATCTGCTTCTGCCCCATAAGTTTCTACAACTTTATAGGGAAGAAATTCTTTTATCTCATCTTTAATCTGATTCAGAACTCCGAAGATACTATCCCAATCTTTATCATCTGATTCTCTACCTTTTTTACGATTCGCTTTATACTGTGGAAATAATTGTTTACGCCAATATGCCCTTGAATCATAAGTGAGAACTACTTCACCAAAGTCCTCGTTAAACATTGTTCGATACATTCTTACAGAATTTAATATCATATGTCTAACCATTTCCTCATCTAACTCACCTTTATTCATGTGCAAATGCATCATTAAAGATGCTAAAGAGATTTGATTCATGTCTACTAATATCATATTAAATTCCTGTTTAGAAAGGGTGACCCGAAAGTCACCCCACTAATTCTTAAATAATTAAGAAGCGAATGAAACACCTGTTCCATAAAGTGCTTTGATTCCAGCAGCGATAATTGTTTTATCTGCTCTGCCGTTCATAAGTAATTCACCTACACCAGCGTTAATAATTGCTTGTGTTGGTTCACCCATACGATATGAAGTACCACTAACAGTTTTGTTAGTATAAATCATATAACCTTGACTTCTTAATTTATCTACCATCGCTTGTGGCGAAGTTAAGTCAAATGTTGTTCTTAATTGTTTCCATGTAATTACATCACCTCTTTCGAATGAATTAATTACTCTTTGTGTTTTTGATAGTTTCTTTCTACCCATGTTATAATCTCCTATGATTATTATTGTTTATAACTAATTTTATGCCTCGTATAGTTATATCGGCAACTACATTATTGTAATTCGTTTTAATCCTTATCTTTGTCTTCATCATCTTTATCTTTCCACTCAGATATTTCTGTTGGGTCTGTTTGTAATTCTAAGTCTGATTCAAATGCTATCTCTGTTTGATTATCATCTTTAATATCTTCTGCCATGTCAACTAATTCTGCTAGTAGAGGTGCATCAAATTTTGAATAAAATACATCTGTACCATCTTCTGATTGAGCAGGTGATGGTGCCATTATATTATCAAGTAATCCTTGTACAATATGTGGCAATTTTTCTTGTCTTGATAAAACACCTTTAACTGTTTCTGATAAAAATCCAATGTCTAAACTAAATCTTTCATCTGTAATATCGTAACCATATTCACTAATAGTATGAATTAATTGTATCATAATTTTTTCAGTTATGACTTCGATTCTGTCAAGCTTATCTTGCATTATCTTGTGAGTATTATTTTTATCTAAAGCTTTATCTAACTTTTTCTTTGCCCACTCACCATTATTTTCTACTGGTGCATCACCCCAAGGGCCTACTACTACATTTG